CAGGTAGCCATTAAGGCGTTGCATCACATCGTCGAACGCTGCTTCCTTCTCCGGGTCACCACCACACAACGCGACATCACCCAGGTGGATGACCGTATCACCAGCGTTTACTGTCTGGTTCCACCGGTACACCAGCTCGTCGTTCATCTCCTGCCACGTGTGCCAACCCATACTCGCCCGGAATTGCACTGCCTTCGAGTGACAGAAATGTGTGTCCGCTGTAATGTAAACTCTCTGACTCATAATCCTCAAACCTCTCTTCCATTTGCACCAGCTTTTCTGGTGGCACATTGTGAATGCTCGTGTACTCTGACATGCATCGCACAACCCGTATGTCGTAACCGTACGCTGCTGCCAGCGTAAAGTAACTCTTCATCTCCCAGATCCGCGTGAACGTGTTCGACACGACCACGTCCTCCAACAACTTCATTGCCTCTTCCGTCATGCGATGGCACCGACGGTGTGCGTCCGACAGGTACGCAGCATTGAAGAAGTACATGTCGCCCACTTCGAAGTAGTGGTCAGCTTCCAGGTGCACGGCAGCCATGTTGTCTGCCCACGTCTCTGCCAGTGTGGTCTTACCACTACCAGGTAGCCCTCGTATCAGTATCAGCTTGTTCATAGATCCACTACCTCACATACGTCACCGCTACACGCCATTGACTGACTCGCGATCGTGTTGTCAAAGTTCTCAGAGAACTCACTCCAGTCCACGTCCTTCGGCATAGCCTCTAGCGCCGCCGTGTATGCCGTCTTGTCTATCGTCTGGTACGGCGCCTGCTGGTACACGTGGTCAGACTTAGGCAAAAACGAAATACCTGAGACATTATCAAAATTATCCCACAACCACGAACCGATTGCAAGGAAATCTTTATCCGTGTATTTCACGGTGATAGATGGTTTGTGCTCACACCAGTCATCCTGGTAGATCTTCCACAACTTCAAGTGATCAAGCGCGTCGATGTCCGTAGTCGCACCCTTGGGGGCTGCTATAGGAAACGAGAACACGAGATTGCTTGGCACAACCACGTCCTGCTCGTACGGAAAGCCCTTCTCCACCATGAACTGCGCCAATGGATCCTTCTCGTCCGCGCGGACTGTACGGATGTAGTACGGCGCATGCCGCGGGTGTATACCCGACGCACTGTCCACCAGCTGACTGACCGTGCCTGATGGCTTCACGCAAGTGATAGCTGTAGACTGTTCAATACCGATCGCCGTCGACCACTCCACATTCGCGTCCACCGCTGCGGAGCGAAGTTGCTGTAACAAGCCACTCAACGTGGGATTGTTTGGGTCACCCAGTTCCTTGTGATCAAGGATACCCGTCATGCTCACGCCTAGTAGGCGCTCTTCTTCACAGTTCGTCTGCCACACCTTGCGCAAGTAGCGGAAGTCTGTCAGTGACGCCTGTAGAGTTCCCAGGAACGTAGCGATACGAACTTTTCGTCGTAGTGCATCACGTGTGTCTCCAGCCCGAACCACCACTTCCGTAAGGTTGCAGAACTGGGCTGATCTGAGTATGATTTCAGAACAGGGGTTACATCCCCAGTCATGACCTGTCTCTCGACGGCCGAGAGATCTGACTTTATTATCTGCAGCGACACGATTAAATATCCCCCGCTCACCGGACCGCGATCGATAAAGACTGAGCCACTCTTCAGTGAAAATTTCAACGTCAGGTTTTTCTGTGTAAGCCACTGAGTTATTCGCAAGGGAGCGTTGAGGATCCGTTTCGTAAAAGTTTCCATCTTTGGCGTGCCTCATACGTTGATCTGTGAGATTACTCAGACTGATTAGCGCTGACCGTCGAACCCCGCCCACAACAACAATCGCTGCAACTTTGCATACCAAGTCGTGGACTTCAATTGAGTTGAGCTTACGTCCGCCTGCGTTTCGAAACAGGTTGACAGAAAATCGGAACAAGTCTTCAAGAGGAGCTGGTCCAGAACTGCGGCCTCCGAACGTCTTAAGCCTTGCACCCGCACCTCGTACTCGTGATAAATCCCACTTAGGGATCTTCCCGGCGTATAGTAACGAGATAAGTTCGCGGAAACCAGTTGCCCATCCAATCTTAGAGTCTGCGACGACAATAGTTGTATCTGTTTCATAGTGTTCCTCCGCTACCTCAGGTAGCTTGACGATAGCCTGCCGTTCCGCACTGAAACCCACACCCGTACCACACATCAGAACGTAGAGGATCTCGTCGAACACCTTCCAGTGATCCACTGCCACGTACGCACAGTTGTAGCCTGCCACGTGATCACGGTCCAGGGCTGGCCCTGCGGTCATAAGCGCACGCATGCTTGGCATGACTTCGAGCTTCAGGATTGCTTCCCGTGCCTCTGTTAAAGCGGTATCCATGGCAGAGTTTAGTTTGCCCTGCTCGTTAAGGCGATTGCGCCAGTAGTCGATATACCGATCGACTGTTTCTTCCCACGACTCACGTCGACCGAGGTCGTCTCGGTAACGTCCGTAGCGTGACTTGTGAATGAACGAGCTGTACTCGCTCAAGTTCTCGTAGCTAGACATCCTTGTAATGCTCCTCAATGTTGTTGTCGCCATGGCGTAGGGATAGTTTCTCCCAGTTAACGGACAGTACTTCGTCACGTGAGACGCCAAGCTCCTGCCGTAGTGCTTCCATGTAGAACTCCACGTCACCCATCTCGTCAATGATCTTCGCAACATCGGACGGCTTACCCGTGAATACCATCTTCTTGATGGCACCAAGTACCTCTGCAGACTCGTCGGCTAGGCCGACTGCCGCGTGTATTAAACCGAAGTCTTCGAGATACAATGTCGCATTCTGGGGAGTACGTACAAACATGGCTTTAACAAATGCTGCGTAGAATGTGGTCATTTAAAATTCACCCGTTACGCCAATTTTGAAAACAGTCTCACCACCAGCATAGCCTACACCCGCTGTGATATGTGACTCGTCGCCTATAGCTCGTGCATAGCCCACACCTACACCAGAAGAACCACCCCCACCCGCTACATTAACGGAGATACGATTATCTCGTGTGTGCGGTAAGTGAATCTCGATAGCGTTGCTGGCTGCCAGGAAGTCACGGAACTTCTCTGTGTAGTTGGGAGCATCACGACCGTCTCTGCCGTTCGCACCGTCACGACCGTTGGCGCCGTCTAGTCCATCTACCCCGTCACGACCATCTCGTCCGTCAGTACCGTCTACTCCATCACGACCATTAGTGCCAGCAAGGCCATCGACACCATCACGGCCGTTAGTACCAGCACGGCCTTGAACGCCTTGTTTTCCAGTTGCTCCTGTCTCACCCTTCGCACCCCGTTCACCCTGTATGCCTTGATTGCCCAGTACTCCTGTAGCCCCTGTCTCACCTCGCGCTCCCTTTGGTCCTTGAGCACCTCTAGCGCCGTCAGCGCCGGGTAACCCATCTCGTCCATCCGTGCCTTTAAACCCTCGTGGGCCTTGGATGCCTTGCGCTCCGTCATTGCCAGCAAACTGCTCATAGTCGCATCCTTTCACGTAGAAGTTAGGGTGATCGCAGCCCGGGCCTTTCTGTGCAAAAGCACTCGCGCTTACCAGTAGTAGCGCAGCTGCCATGATTGTTTGTAATGTCTTCATGCTAATAGTTCCTTAAATGCCAGTTTAATTAAAGCCCAAAACGTCACGAAACGTGACATGCGATCGCTGCGTTGACGCAGCTTGATCTTGATCCGATCGACCTCTTCCCTTTCCTCTTCCGCACGTAGCTCAAGCTCCGCTCGTTCCAGTAGGTCGGGGTTATGTTCGTCAAGCATCACTCCAGTTCTCCAATAAATAGTCCATAGATACGGGCATCGGGTCGTACTCGCCATCCTCGACCTCGTGCTTGTAGATGATACCGCGCCAGTAGTTCTGGCCTTGTGGTCCAGCGTATGCCTCGTGGTGCTGATAGAAGGCGCCTGCTACGCATCCGATGATGCGGTCGCCATTAGGCAAATCCTGTGCGCCCCACTGCAACGTCTGCTGGTGACCTTGCGTGAATGATCCCTTCAACTTGTTCAATCGATTGTCCATGGTACCACCCAGTACACCGCGGATGGCCGACTGCGGATTAACGAAGTAGTGTGAGTACATGATCCCGTCTATGCTCACGATCTCCAGGAAGTTGTAGAACTCCACGTATGGAATATCAAAGTCTTCACGACCGATAACACCGCGCAAGCGTACTGGGTCGTCGTTCACGGCACGCTGAATGCGGTATTCGTGGTTACCTTCCACAAACACGATACGCGGATAGTATGTCTCACGTATGATGCGTAGGAACTCCGCCATCACTTCGTTTCCAAAGTCGATGTCGTTACGATAGGATACACCTTCAAAAAAGGACGAACCTGGTTTTTCATAACTGTTCAAGGAAGGCATGTCATACCAATCACCACCGATGATAACAACGTCAGGCTGGCGATGTGCAATGTACCGTGCGGCTGCGTAGATGTGGTCTACTCGCACACCTGGACGGATCTGTGTGTCAGGGATCCACACGTGCTCTGTCTTACCGCGTCCCTTTTTGTGCGTCACTGTACGTTCCGGTACGACAGTGTTGCTCACTGCTGCTGCCTGCGCCTTGGCGGCTGCCAGTCCGCGCTCCAGCGTGCGTACGTTGATGCCCAGCGCATTCGCTGCCTTGGCCTGAGAGCCGAACTCCTCAACCGCGTCCAAATACTCGCATTGGCGAGCTGTCGCGTACTGCTTGATATCACTCATTATACGACCTCGTCGTTTTCGATCATGTTTATCGCACGCTCAATCTTCTTATCCAGAGCAGGCGTGATCAGTTCTGCAATCTCGGGATCCGATAGTTCGAGCTGTACGTCCTTGAGGACTTCCAACAGATACTCAATCATTTCTCTTCTCCGTAGTGCTTCTCGATCAGGAACTCAGCGTAGTGTATGACCTTTTCTAGGTCCTGTTTGCCCCCTTTGTGTCGGTAACGCGAGATGTATTTTACAATGTTGCCTTCGCAGAACTCCAGACGGTTGCCCAGGATGTAGTCGATAGGCTCAATCGCCTGGTCTTGGTAATGGGTACCACCTACCTGCTTATCCTTCGCTGACATAACCGACTCCCTTACATGTGGTGCAGCCACTGCCGCGCTGTGTCGTCCGGCCAGCTTTAACCAATGTAGCGGTGTCATCGGTGTAACCCCGTCCATCGCACGCTGGACAGCAGCCAGCTTTAGTGGGCTTGAACTGTGCGCTAAAATCTGGTCTTCCATGTCCTAATACCTCGTTATTCATCGATCCACTCCTGCGGGATACCACCCACTCCGCGTGCTACTGTACCCTCGTTTGCACGGGGATCACCGACAGCCCATTTAATACCTTGTGCGTTGGCCCAGTCGCCATACGTGCGTTTCTTTGTCTTTTGGTTCTGCCACCCGTCCTGCATGAAGAAGAAGCGAATGTCAACGTCCTGGTTCTGCTTGATCAGCTCCCGCATGAACGTGCGTATGGTGCCCGTTAGGCGCCCTTTAATCTCGACCACGATACCGTTCTCTAACACGATGTCCAACGTGCGGTAGCGACGTTGCACGACCTTGTTGTGGTCGCACGCTAGACACAGACCAGACTGTACTGGTGTCTGGTAAAAGAACTTACCATCTGTGTGCTCATACTTATAGTTTACACCACGAGCAGTCAGGTCGTCAAGCACCGCGCGTTCGTAATCGCTGTCGCATCGGTCACCCAGCTTCGTCAGGAATACTTTAGCCATTAATCAAGCTCCAGCATATTAGGTAGCTCGTCCATTGGTCCGCTGTCAGGCAGAGCCGAACTCTGTGTCCTGTTGGCAGCACTAGCATTGTCACCCCTTATGGCGGCCTTCTGCAGGCCAGCCAGTGCATTGTTCATTTGTAGGAACCTGGCGTACATGTCCGGGTAGTCCTGTTTAAAGTTATCCATGTCACTCATGCCCACTCCTCCTCGTCGAGCAGACCCGCGTCTGCGATCGAAGCGTCAGACTCGCCTGGTGGCGTCCACAGTTGGTCTGTGTACTGCAGCATCCAGAGGAGACGTGCGTTCTCAAGCAGTGCCATCTTGGCAGCTATGCCGATGTCGTAGCTTGGATCTTCAACCCCTATGCCGAACGGGCCATGCTTCCCTGGGTACTTGTTGATGTTTGTCACGTATTGCTCGAAGCACACGTTGTACATCTCGTTCTCGGTCATGTCTTCCGTGATAAGATCCTTGGCCTTCTTCTCGCCTACGCGATACAGGCCGGGTATGTTGTCCGTGCGGTCACCCGTGAGCACCTGGCGGTAGAAATGTACCTGTGCCTGTTTGCTTGTTATCAAGTACTCGATCTGCTTTATGATGTCGTAGTGCCACCCAGGCACGTTCAACAGATCCTTATCAACCGTGGCAATGATGGTCTTAGGTGTCATCTCGTCTTCTGCCCACTGTACTATAGCTAGCGCGTCGTCTGCCTCGATCCCCTCGAACAGCGTTGCATCCCAGGCTTCAATCATGTAATCGCGTATCGCCTGATAATGGTGCGGACGTTTGCTGCCAATACGATTCGCCTTGTAGCCTAGTACAGGCTCCCCATCCTTCGTAAATGAACCCGGTATCGTAGCCAGCGCGTTACGGAAGTTTGTCTTACCAGACAGGAAT